TTATGCGAGGTTAATGTAATGTCTGATGTAGCAGCAGGAGCATCTGTATTATCAGGAATAATGGGCTTCAAGGGCAATATGGCTGCGGCTAAAAATGTCGAAGCTGTCGCCGAATACGATGCTCAAGTTGAGGAAAATGAACTTGTTTTGCTGCAAAGAGAAAAGGCTAATCAAGAGGCAAGATTACGACAACAATCGGATAGACTTGCTGGAACGCAAAGAGTTGCTACTGCAAAATCAGGTATTCAAATGTCTGGAAGTGCATTGCAAGCGTTAGCAGATACTTATTTTAATACAGAAATAGATGCTCTTAGAATTCAATATTCATCCGATATCGATCAAACAAGAACTGAAGCTTCTGCTGCATTGACAAGGGCAGAGGGCAAAGCAAGGGGTTCAGCTTTAAGAACAAAAGCTTATCAATCTCTTTTAGAAGGTGGCAGTCAAGCTTATTCAGCAGGAGGGTTTGGTGAGTAATTATGCCTAGAATACCTTTATATAATCAAGGCCAAGGGTCAGCAACGAGACTTGCAACAGGTCAACTCTCAAGACGAGCAGATACAGGTGCTTTTGCAGCACCTGGTCAAGCCTCTGCATCATTTGCACGATCTGCTGGAAAGGTTGTAACAGATTTTGCTTTGGCTGAAAGAAACAGGAAAGACAAAATTTTACTTGAGGATGTTCAGAACAAAGCAATAGAATTTGCAAAAATTAAGGCAAAAGAAGATGAAGGAATTGTTGATGATACAACTACATCTAAAAGTAATTTTGCAAGTTATAAAACCAATTTTTTACAAGACAATGTAGAAAATCCAACTCTTAAATATAACACAAGACAAAAAAAATTTTTAACAAGGGCTGTTGATAACATTTTTGCAGATGTGTCTTTAGGCGCACAAATGACTGCATTTGATTTAGGAACTTCTAACGCAACAAAGGCTGATAACAAATCATTAGAAAATAATTTAGAATTACTTGCAACAAGTAGCCCAGATTTACCTACCTATCAAAAGGCTTTCAAAGATAGCACTGAGATAATAAATTTAGCTGCTTCTGAAGGCAGAACTCTAACAATACCTGATGAAGAAACATTACAAAAACAAATCAAAGAAAAACGATTTGATAATTCAATGTTAAGCGCATCTTCTGTTGAAGAAGCCCAAAGGGCTTATAGAACTTTAAGCGAAGATGAATCTGTTTCGCTTGGAACGAAAACTCAAGCATCAAAAATTTTAAAAAACACTGTCAAAAATATTCAAGATCAAACATATAAATCAACATTAGAAATGTTTGAAGAAACTTCTTTAACGGCAGATGATTATTCTCAAATTAGTCAAATAATTAAATTTGGAGAAAATGCTATTTATGTAACAAGCTCTGGTCAGCGTATGGTTTTAAATGTAGCTGACATAGGCATAAACGATAGAATAAAATTAAGAAAAATTTCAACAGATGGCATAGCAAATTTTAATGAAGAAAGACAAAACTTTGTTGCAGAAGAAATTATTAATTTAGGGTTTGCAAAAGGTGGACCAGAGGGAGCAGTTTCATTAGCAGAGGCAAATTACGCATCGGAGCAAGATAAAGAAAATGCTGAAAAAGGAATATTAGCTTCAACAGATTACTTTATTTCACAGGCCAGAGAACAAATTGCATTAAGTAATTTTGACGAAGCTCAAAATTATGTTCAAGCAGCGCAATCATTACTAACAACTTCTTATAGCGGAAGAGATTCTTTTATAAAAATGGCTGGCACAACAGGCCAAACATCAAGAAACTATTTAGATGATTTGTCTCGCATAAAACAAACAATTCAAGAAACAAGCATTAAAAATCAAAGAGTTGTTGATGTTGCATCCCACATAAGCAGTTTTAGTTTATCAAGTGTTCGCCATAATTATACGTCAGATGAAATTAATGCTGGACTAAATATGGTGTTATCACAGCAAACAAGTATTCCAAAAGCTCTCAATGTTTTGCAAAAAAATAGTCTTGAGTCTGAGGTCATAACTAATAGGCTCAATGGAGCTTATGATGTAGCTGATGGCCCAAGTCCAGATTTTACAGATAGAGAGATATTGCAATCTTATGAATTGTATAAGCAAATTAATTTGTTTGGCAGCAATATGATTGCTCGCCACACAAACGAAAAAACACGTTTATTTTTTAACGCAGCTATGGTTTTTGAAATGAACGCAGGAAAAGAGCCAGCCGATGCTTTAAAATTTGCAATACAAGCAAGCCAAAAAAATTATACTGCTGACGACACAAGAGAATTTAGGCGTGTGTTTTCAAGCACACTCAATGATGTGATTAACGATTTTGAGGGCGGTTTTGCTGGTTGGTTTGGAAGGCCTGTAAAAAATGAAGCCCAAGTAAGAACAGCATTGCAAGAGCTTTCTGTAAATTATATAAAATTTGGTTTAAATGCAAAAGACGCTGTAAAACTCTCTAAAGAAGATCTTTTGTCTACAAGCATGAATGTAAATGGATTTATTATGCCGAAGGACAAAACCCTCAGTAAATATCCTATTGAAAAACTTTTGGAATATGCTGCTATTGATTTTGCTGAAAAAAACAAAGAAGAAGAGTTGAACATTGAAGATATAACGATTGTCCCTGTTCAAAATCGAGTTGATGAATTTCAAGTGTTTATTGGTGGTCCAATGCTTTTAGCAGCCAGTGATATGAAAAATACAACTTATACCTTAACAGAGTTAATTGAATTAGGTGTAGGGGGCAACTTTGATAGATTAAAAGAGGTTGCAGAAAATCATCGTCAAAAACGAATGGAAACAGATCAAACGCTTCAAGATTTTAATTTTCTTTCTCCGGATGATATGCTCTTGGGAAATTATCACAAACCTTTCTTAGTTAATCAAAACTCAATAACATCCAATCCAGCTTTAGAGTTAAGTGCGTCAGATGTATTTGGAGATTACCCTTGAGAGATCCAGATACTTTTCAAGTTGTAAGACCATTCAGTTTGCGAGAAATTGAAGATGCAGAGCGTCAATATCAGGAAAAAATTGATGATTTTTCTCTTTTTGATGCCGTAAGCGGTGCATTTAGAGAACAAAATACATTGGCAACAGTTTTTAATAATACTGTTGGATACGAGCCAGATGAGACTTTTGAGTTAGAAAATTATTTCTCTGAACTTACGCAAGATTTACCAGAAGATCGTTGGGATATTTATGAGGAAGCAGCAAGCTTAGAACACGCTAGAAAATTAAAAGAGCGAGTTCAACAGTCCATTAAAGATAGAGAAGTTTTGAGCAGCTACGGCTGGACAGGCACTATGCTTGAGTTAGGTTCTGCTGTTGTAGATTTGCCAGCTATAGCAGCAACTATTGCAACAGAGGGTGCGCTAGGGCCTGCTATCTGGGGTGCAAAAGCAACAAGGTTAGGTCGAGCATTTAGAACTGCATCAACGGCTGGTGTAGCTTCAGCGGGTATTGAGGCTTATCTTGTGGCACAAAATCCAAACAAAGATCCATATGACATTCTTTATGCAATGGGTGGGGGATTTTTGTTAGGTGGGGCAGTAGGTGCAACAAGATTAGGCATAAGAAAAGAAGATGTAGCTATGATTGAAGCAAGCAAAAAACTACAGCGTGACGCTCATAATGCTCAAATTTCAGAAGTTGCATCTCAAATGAAGTCACAGGGCTTAGACCCAGAAATAGATGTTCCACAAAATCCCTTTGATGATACTGGAAACTTTACCTTATCAAGAGATGCAAGTGTTCTTGCAGAAGAATATGAGGGTAAGGCTATGGCTGATTTTGGCTTTGTTAGGCTAGACAGCGCAGGAATATTAAAAAAATCAGAATCAAATATTATTCGGATGTTTGCAGATATCGGTCTTGAGGATGCTGTTAATCCAGGGGCTTTTACAGCGGATCTTGAAGCAAGAGTAATAAAAGAAGGATCTGTTGGTGATTTTCAAAAAAACTATCCCAAACACTTTTCAAGTTGGGCAAAGAAAAATGGCTTTGGTGCATTGCAAAGAAATTTTTTTCCAGAAAAAGCAAGGCGTGCTTTTGGAACAGAAGTATCAAGGCACATAGAATTAAGCAACTCAACAGTGAAAGAGGTTGTGGACGCAGCAACAACTTCTCGTCAAATACTTTCTAGTCTTTTAAAGCAAGCAAAAGATGCAAATGTTAAGGGTTTTGAGTATGTTCCAGAGGATTTAACATACTTTACCCACATTTGGAATGGTCATAAATTCAGAGCTATGGGTGAGGAAATAGCTCAAGAAGTTCTAACAAAAAGTATTCTATCTGCAAATAGGGGATTAGAAGAAGATTTAGCCAAAAAAATCTCTAAAGGGATGGTTAGAAAAATTATAGATCGTGAAATGGGTATAGATGTTGACCTTGCTAGAATATTTTCTACAAGTAATAAAAATGTTTTACGAGAGATGCTTTTAAATGAATTAGATGAATCTGGTTTAACAACAAAAGACATTGATAGAATTATTAACCAGCTTGATTTTGATAGAGAGGGTGTGCCAGCAAGAGCAAAAAGGCGCATGAAAGTAGATATATCTACAAAAATAGAAAAGGATGGTAAGGTTTATAGTATTGAAGATTTAATGGAGCGTGACGCTGAGTTAGTTATTGGGTCATACATAAATCAAATGGCAGGAAGAATTGCTTTTGCCAAAAGGGGGATTACCTCTGATGCAGATTTTAAAGCCCTGATGAGTAATGCTTTAAAAGAGGCACGAGACAAGGGGTTGGATGTTGATAAAGTAAAAAAAGAAACAGAACTTGCTGAATTATTTTACACTTTAATAACAGGAAGACCTAGAAGAGATGTTGCTGATCCTGCAAGCACTCAAATGAGATTGTTGAGAGCTTTTATGGATTACAACTTTATAAGATATATGGGCCAAGTTGGTCTTGCTCAGTTGGCAGAATTTGGCAACGCTGTTTCGATAGATGGTTTTTCTGGTTTTCTAAGAGCCATGCCAGATTTCAAAAAAATTATGAAAAGAGGAGCTGATGGGGAGCTTGAAGATTCAGTCCAAAGGGATCTTGAGCAGTTTTCTTCAATCGGCCTTGATGCAGTTGTGCAAAAGCATTTAGACAGACTTTCATACGAGGATGATTTTGTTGTTGGCCCTGGGCAAAATGTAGTTCAGAAAAGCATTGAAACAGCAAGGGGCGTGATTGCACCATTAAGAAATTTTACAGCAAACGCCTCTGGTTTAGTTCCAATTACAGTTTTTCTTGAACGAACGGCTGCAAGGATAGCCTTACAAACAATAGTAGATTTGGCAACTGGCGTTAAAAAAAGAGGTCTTAGAAGGGTTATTACAAAAGGCACTTATGAAGATGATGTTCGCAGAAGATTAAATATGCTTGGTTTAGATGATGATATGACCAAAAGAGTATTTAATCAGATTAATAAAAAAGCTGTATTAGTTGATTCTTTTTTTGGCCCAAAAAGAAAGATTAAAGCAATTAACATGACAAAATGGGATGATCAAGACGCCGCAGAGGCACTTGGTTTGGCTATTGCTAGATGGACTAGACAGTCAATTCAAAAAAATGATTATGGAAACTTGCATCCTTTTATGACCCGTCCTTTAGGTCAGCTTCTTTTACAATTTAGAAGTTTTATGATTGTTTCACACGCAAAACAATTTTTACACAACATAAAAAGAAATGATTTCATGGCATATCAGGCTATGGCAACAAGCATTATGTTTGGAACTATGGGTTACATGATGCAAACTTATATAAACAGTGTTGGTCGCAGAGATAGAAAAGAATTTTTAGCAGAAAGGTTATTAACAGAAGATGGTGATTTGGACATAGCAAAGATTGCTTCACAAGGATTTGCTCGTTCAAGTTGGTCTGCGTTCTTTCCTGGTGCGATAGATACAACACTTTTAATAGGTCAGTACGATCCTGTCTTTGGCTATAGTCGTTCTTCTGGTTTGGCTTCAGATTTTATAAAAGGAACTATACCTTTTTCAACTGCTGATGACACAATAAAAGCTTTGCAAGGTATAGCCACCCTAACTGGGATTTCAAATTCTGATTATCAATTTTCTCAAAGTCACGCAAAGGCAATAAAAAGTTTAGCTCCGTTGCATAATGCATACGGAATAAGAAATGTTTTTGATGCTCTTGTAGAAAAAGCACCGGAAACTTCCAAAATAAGATAGTTTGGTTTATAGTATTTGCAGGAGACAAAAGCATGACAGTAAGTAGCACCACTACCAGAAAAAGTGCAGGCGGTGACGGATCTAACGATACGTTTGGATACGACTTTAAAATATTTGATGATGATGATATTACAGTCATCATTCGCACCGATTCGACAGGCGCAGAAACAACTAAGACTAAAACAACTCACTACTCTGTAACAGGCGTTGGAAGTGCAAGTGGTGGCAATGTTGTTTTTACTTCTGGCAATATACCAGCAAGCGGTGAGACAGTGGTGTTGCTACGCACAACTGCAAGAACACAGCTTACAGATTATGTGCCTAACGA